AACAGCTTGATCAACAAAGGTCTGAGTGAAAGCTATAACGTTGCGCCCGCTTTCACAGTGGCGAACCTTGGCGCAATCATGCGCATTGTTCTGATTAAACTTCTCAAAGTCCAAGTCGGAATGATTGATGCCAACGCAGCCGAGGCGCCGAAATGAGCGCACCCTTCGCCCCCCTGACTGCCCTTCGCAACCTGTTCCGCCCGGTGCAGAAGCGCCAGCTTGAGGCGGCGACGGCGGGGCGCCGCTGGCAGTCGATCGGCGGCGATGCCCGCAGTTCGATCCATGGCGGCGCGGCCACCGTCTCGGCCCGCGCCCAGCACTATGCCCTGAACAATCCGCACGGCGCCAACATCGCCCAGAAACTGCCCGACAACCTGATTGGCCACGGGATCAAGCCGATTGCCCAGGTCGAGGATGAAGCCATCCGGCGCGGCCTGCACCGCGCCTTTTTGGCATGGACAGACCGCGCCGACGCCACCGGCCTTGCCGACTTCTACGGGATGCAGAAGCAGGCGGTGCAGGATATGGTTGTTCTGGGCGAGGCGCTGTTCGTGTGGATCTTCGCCCCGGATGGCGCGCCACAGTTGCAGCGGCTGCACCCCGAACAGCTTGACCGCAGTTTCACCAAGGAAATCAGCGAAGCGCGCTATGCGTTTCAAGGTGTCGAGTTTGACCGTGCCACCGGGGCGCGTGTGGCCTATCATGTTCGCCCCGGTGCCGGTTTCGGCCACGGCGGGTTCACTGCTGGCCACTATGGCGGCACAACGCCCCCTGTCCGGTTCGAGGCGCGCGCCGTGATCCACATGTTCCGCGCCCTGGTGCCGGGGCAGGTGCGCGGGCTGTCATGGCTTGCCCCGATCCTGTTGACCGCGCACGAGCTGGACCAGCTGGCCGATGCCTTGTTGGTGCGCGCCAAGGTGGCCGCACTTCACGCCGGTTTCATCTATGACAATGACGGCACTGGCGCCGGGTACAGCGGCACCGCCCAGGGCGACACATTGGAAGTGAGCCTTGAACCCGGCACCATGTCGGTGATGCCACCGGGCAAGCGGGTGGAGTTTTCCGAACCGCCCGACAGTGGCGATGCCCCGGCGCTGGCCGTGCACAATTTGCGCGCCATCGCGGTTGGTGTCGGTCTGACCTATGAGCAACTGACCGGCGATTATTCGCAGGTCAATTACAGTTCGCAGCGCGCCGCGATGCTTGAGTTTCGCAGGTTTTGCGAGGCGGTGCAGCACCATACCATCGTGTTTCAGTTCTGCCGCCCGGTCTGGGATGCCTTCATGCGCTGGCAGGTGATGCTGGGCACGGTATCGGCCCGCGACTATCTCGACCCCGCCAGCGGCCTGCAAACCGCCAAATGGTTGCCGCCAAGCTGGCCTTGGGTGGACCCGAAAAAAGACGCCGAGGCCGCGATTTTGGAAATGGACGCCAACCTGCGCAGCCGCGCCGATATCATCGCCGAACGCGGCTATGACGTCGAAGAAATCGACCGCCAGATTGCCGCCGATACCGCCCGCGCCGAGCGCCTGAACATCGCCCGCAAACCCGGCGCCCCGGCACCCGAGGCCCCCAACACAGATGAAGGCGAAGCCGATGCCGCTTGACATGCAAACCCGCGCTGCGTTCCGCCCGACGACGCTGGACCGGAAAAACCGCACGGTCGAGGTGATCCTTTCGACCGGCGCCCCGGTGATCCGGCACGGTTTCGATGGGCCCTTTTCGGAGCGTCTGGAAATCAGCGCCAGGGCGGTTGATCTGTCGCGGATGCCGGTGCCGGTTCTGGACGGGCACCGTCAGGACGGTGTTTCCAGCATTCTGGGCGCGCTGGAAAATGTCCGGTTTGAGGGCGGCGCCATGCTGGGCACCGTCAGGATATCGGCCCGTCACGAGCTGCTGATGGATGACATCGAGGCCGGTGTGATCCGGTCTGTTTCTATTGGTTACACTGTCGAGAGCTACGACGACCAACCCGGATCGACCGGGCAGAAAACCCGCACGGCAACCCGCTGGACGCTGGCCGAGGCCAGTTTCGTGTCGGTTCCGGCGGACCCCCAGGCAACAACAAGGAGTGATCCATTGCCCCTCGAAACCATCACGGCGGCACCGCCCGTCACCACCCCACAGGCGCCCCAGGTGGCGGTTGTCACCCGCGCCGAAAGCAATGCCGAAATCCGCGCACTGGCCACCACGCTTGGCCTGTCCAGCGATTTTGCCAACGGTCTGATTGACCGCGAGGCAACGATTGATCAGGCCCGCGCCGAGGCTATCGCCCAGGTGCAGACCCGCGCCACCACCACCGGCCCGCGCGTCACGGCGATGCACCAGCATGACAGCCCCGCCGCGCTGGTCACGCGCATGGGCGAGGCATTGTTTGCCCGCGCCACCGGGGCAGCCCCCAGCGACGCGGCACGGCCCTACATGGGCTTTAGTACGCTGGACATGGCCCGCGACTGCCTGACCCGTTCCGGCGCCACCCTGACAGGACTGGGGGCCAGTGATCTGATCACGCGCGGCCTGCACACCACGTCCGACTTTCCGGCGATCATGGGCGATTCCGTCAACCGTTCCTTGCGCGCCGGATATGCCGCCGCACCCGACACCCTGAAACTGGTAGGGCGGCGCACCAGTGCCCGCGACTTCCGCGCCAAGACTTCGATACAGCTTGGCGAGGCGCCGACTCTGGAAAAGGTGAACGAGGGTGGCGAATTCACCCATGGCACCATGGACGAGGCGAAAGAATCCTATGCGATCGACAGCTATGGCCGGATCTTCGCTGTCAGCCGCAAGGCTCTGGTCAACGACGATCTGGGCGCCTTGGTCGATATGGCTGGCAAATGGGGCATGGCTGCTGTGGAGTTCGAAGGGCAGTTTCTGGTCAACCTGCTGACCATGGGCGCCGGTGCCGGTCCGGTAATGGACGACACCCAAACCCTGTTTCACGCCAGCCACAGCAACCTTGCCGGGGTCGGTGCGCTTTTGTCTGTGGCCAGTTTGTCGCTGGCGCGGCTGGCCATGCGGACCCAAAAGGGGCTGTCGGGAAAGCCGATCAACGTCACCCCGAAATACCTGATCGTGCATCCGGCGATGGAAACCCAGGCTGAACAACTGCTGGCAACGCTACAGGCCAACACCACCGCCGATGTGAACCCGTTTGGTGGCAAGCTGACCCTGTTGGTCGAGGCCCGCTTGCCGAGCGTGCAACGCTGGTATGTGGCCGCAGACCCCGCCCAGGTCGAGGGGCTGGAATATGCCTATCTGCAAGGCGAGGAAGGCCCCCAGGTCGAAACCAAGGCCGGGTTCGAGGTTGACGGGATGCAGTTCAAGGTTCGTCTCGACTTTGGCGCCGCCTTCCTGGACCATCGGGCTTGGTACATGAACCCCGGCGCGTTGGAATAAGCCATGGCTGACGTTGCCACCATGACTGCCCAACTCGACACCCTGCGCGATGCCCGCGCCAAGGGCATACAGCGCGCGCGCATGGGTGATGAAGAAATCACCTATCGCACCGACGCGGAAATGGTGGCAGCGATCAGCGACCTTGAAAGCCGCATCGCAGCGGCCCAGGGGCGCACCATCCGAACGGTGCGCTTCACCACGTCCAAGGGGCTGTGATGAGCCGCCCCGCCCCCCTTAATGGCATCCGACCCCCGGCCTATCCGTCAAAGGCAACTTTGGCGGCTGAACTGGATATCAGCGAAAGCACGGTTGATGAGTGGGTGCGGCGCGGGTTCCTTCCCAAGCCGATCCGCCGGGGTGGTTCCGTCCGCTGGTGCTGGGCGCAGGTAGATGCATCTTTGATGCCTCAGCCCGAGGAAGGCGACGATGACAAATTCATGTCGGGTGTCGGCAATGTCTAAGATATCACTGCCCCGCCATGTTCACCGCGTTCAGTCGCGCGGGCGCGAATATTTCTACTATCAGGAGGGCAGGGGAACGCCCGAGGCGGGTGAACGTATCCGCCTTCCCGACGATCCGCAGACACCCGAGTTTTGGACTGCTGTTCGACAGGCGCAAGGCGCGTTCGGGCCGACCCCCACCGATACCGTTGGCGCGCTGATCGACACCTTTGAATGCGCTTGGCCGACGCTGCAAAGGAAGCTGACAAAAGGCACACAGGCCCAATACCGCCGCTATCTCAAGCCGATCCGAAAGGCATGGGGCGATCTTTCGGCCCGTGAACTGCGCCCCAAACACGTTGACGCATTGATCCGCAAGATTGGCACGGAAAAACCGGGCGCCGCAAACAACACCTTGGACGCACTCAAGGCGCTGGTACGGTGGGCGAATGGGCCGGTTGACCTACTCGACCACGATCCGACACGCGGCGTTCATCACTTTGCGAAGGGCGACGGGCACATACCCTGGACCCCGGCGCAAATGGCGTTCGCCGAACAAACGTTCACCGGGGCGCTGCGGCGTTGGTATTTCCTCAGCCGATATACCGGCCAGCGGGAAAGTGACGTGGTGCGCCTTGGGCCTAACGACGTAGATGATGGCGGTTTCAGCCTTCCGCAGAAGAAAACCGGCGTCCGCCCATGGTGCCCGATCTTCCCAGAACTTGAAGCGGAAATGGAGACTTGGGAACGCCGACCCGGCCCTTACCTCTTGCAAGAGGACGGAAAGAGCAAGGGCAAGCCTTTCAGCACGAATCAGATGTGGAAGGCGTTCGCCCGGGAACGGTCCAAACACCCTATCTTGGCAGGCGCGGTTCCTCATGGTTTGCGCGCCAATGCCGTGATCAGGTTGCGTGAAGCTAACCACAGCGCCGAAAAAATCTCAGACATGGTGGGCATGTCTGTGGAGATGGTCGAACACTACAGCCGCCATGCAGACCGCAAGGCCAGCGGGCAGGCGGTACTAAGGGAGTTGCGAGAACAAAGCGACGACAAAACTGTAAAACATTGGAAAAATGGAAAGCAAAAATGATGGAATTACAAGCACTTGCAGGACAGAAAAGGGAGTGCAGGCTTCTGTTGCCAGGTGCCTGCGAACCCCGCCTTACGCTGCTAGGCGCAAGGGCTTCAGATTTGGTAACAGTGACAGCTTACGCTGCGACTGCGACCGGAGCATGATTGTTATTGGCAATTATGCGTTACGGACCGATAACGGTGGTACCTCACCGAGCAAAAGCAAACAGTTTTAGACGTTTGTCGATCCTATTTCGGCCCCATGATCCCCCAATAAGGGACGTTTGGTGGAGCCGCCGGGTACCGCCCCCGGGTCCAATCCGTGTATTATCTGCGCGTTTATCACCATATTCGGGTTGCCCCGACATTTCGAATATAGGGAGGAGCTCGCCATGGTGCAAGGGCGTCGTTTGGCTGACAGAATGAATGCGATGGTGGGCCAGCACAGACGGAACAAACGAAATCAGGAACCGGGAAAAACGTATCCCTGGCGCGGCGGGATTCGCGGCGGGGTCGGCCTGCTGCTTACTCGGGAGCTTTTTGGCCCGCCGCTGGCAAACCGTGCCCGTCATGAAATGCAAAAGCGGCCCCGCAAGGGGGCCGCAATCTGTTCGCTCGGGATGGATCCGCAGCGCTGTCTCACGTCTTGCCGTCGATCGCATCCTTTAGGGCGTCCTTGGCTTTGCCACTGGCGGTTTGCATCTTGCCTTTGGCTTTTTGCATTTCGCCTTCTGCTTCCATGCGGTGGTTGTCCGTGGCATCACCCACGGCTGATTTCACACTTCCGGCGGCCTTGTTGGCGGCGCCTTTCATCTTGTCGCTTGCTTCGCTCATGACAACATCCTCTCGATGCCGCCCCGCTTTGCGCATGGTGCGCCGGGGCCGACAGTGTAACGCCCGAAAGACCCGATTGGTTCCGCCCTTTCGGAAACGCTGTGCAGGTCTGATCTCCCGCCGTTATTCCCCGGCGGCGCATATTGTTGCGCCGCCGGGGGTCTTTTCAGGTTGCGGCGTCAGAAACCGGCCTTGATCTTCTCGAACGCCTCGGTCTGCTGCTGGCGGCGGTTGTTCGCCATGGGCAGTTGCGCCAGCACGGGCGCCGAGATCGGGCCAAGGCCCACGGCGGTCAGCGCGTCGTCACCGAAGGCGGCCATCGCGGCGGCGTTCGAGTGGCCGTAACCGGCATCCAGCAAAGGCTGGGTCGAGGAGGGGTCAAGCATGGCGTTGATGAAATCATAGGCCTTGTCTTCCGACCCCTGACCGTCTTTCAGGTTCACATAACCACACAGCCACAGCGATGAGCCTTCAGTGGTTTCGCGGTTGAAC